GCGCTGCCGTACAAGGAAATCGAAGATCCGGCGACCAAGCAGCGGCGCAAGGTGCTCGTGCCGCGGGAGTTTCCCGGCTTCTTCGTGGTGGGCCTGTACTGCCCCTACTGGATCGAGCACGTGCCGAACCTGCCCCGCGACAAGAAAGACCCCGACGACGTGGACACGGAATCCGAGGATCACGACGGCGATATGACGCGGTATCGGATCCGGCAAATGGGCTTCGTGACCAAGCCCGGCAAGGTCATCGGGGGCTTCTAGGCCCCACCGCTGGCGCCGGCGACGATCCCGGGCTACCCTTTGGGTAAGCTCCCACAGGAGAACGCGTAGATGGCAGTCGACACAAAGCACCCGCTCTGGGGAAAATTCGCTCCGTACTGGAAGAAGATGCGCGACACCTACGCCGGCTCCGACCGCGTGAAGGAAGAGCGGCAGGAGTACCTGCCGGCCACGCAGGGCATGATCGAAGATGGCATGAACGCGTCGACCGACAAGGGCTACCAGCGCTACGAGGCGTACCTCAAGCGCGCGGTGTTCCATGATTTCGTGAAGGACGCCGTCAAGATCGCGATCGGAGCGATGTTCTGCAAGCCACCGAAGATCGATCTGCCCCCGGAAATGGAATCGCTGCGCGAGCGCGCGACCCCGAACGGCGAGACGCTGGAAATGCTTCTTCGCCGCATCAACGTGGAACAGCTGGTCACCGGCCGACTTGGTCTCTTCGCCGACTTTCCGTCGCGACCTACGGCCAACCAGCTTCCCTATCTCGTCGTGTATGCCGCCGAGAGCATCATCAACTGGGACGACGGCGACTTCGACGAGTCGAACCTGCCGCGCCTGAACCTGGTGGTGTTGTGCGAGACAGAATTCGAGCGCAAAGAGACGTTCGAGTGGGAGCAGGTTGAGAAGTATCGCGTGCTCGTGCTCGGCAACGTGGACACGAACGAGCCGCCCGGAGTCCCGGCGCAGGCGCTATTTCAAGTCGTCGAGAAAGACAGCGGTTCGACCGACGCCTTCAACGCTGAGGCGCTGAAGCCGTTTCTCTACAAGGGCCGCGGGCTCTCTGATCTTCCGTTCGTAATCGTGAACGCCGCCGACGTCGTGGCGGATCCGGACTACCCGGCCCTCTCGGGCCTTGCCGACATCGCCCTTGCCGCGTACCGCGGAGAGGCCGACTACCGGCAGAACCTGTTCATGCAGGCGCAGGACACGCTCGTCACCGTTGGGTCGAGCGAGGAAGACCACCGCATCGGCGCCGGCGCGAGCATCAACCTGAAGCACGGTGGCGAGGCATACTTCATCGGCGTGTCCGCTGACGGCCTGGGCGAAATGGCGAAGGCTCTCGCCGCCGACAAGACCGAGGCCGCGCACCGCGCCGGCCAGTTGATCGACAACCGCGCCCGGCCGTTCGAATCCGGCGAGGCGCTGAAGGTGAGGCAATCGGGACAGAGCGCGACGCTGACCGAGATCGCGAAGGCCGGCGCGTTCGGCCTACAGACGATCCTCCGCACGATCGCCGTATGGATCGGCGCGGATCCCAGCAAGGTCGTGGTCGAGCCGAACCTGGACTTCTCGCTCACGGGCATGATGACGCAGGAGTTGGTCGAGCTTATGACCGCCAAGGCCCAGGGCGCACCGATCTCGCTGCGCACGATCCACACGCTCATGGTCGAGCGCGGCCTCTCGCGGCTCAGCTTCGAGCAGGAGCTGACCGAGATCGAGAAAGATCCCGAGTTTCTCGGGACCGACGTAGCCGGCGACAACGCCGACCCGGAAGACGACGCCCCGAGCGCAGGCGAGACCAGCAACGACGTGACCGGACAGTAAGTCGTGGCCCGAGAACGTAACGACAACGATCGGCTGCTCGACGAGCAGCTGCTCGGCTACCTGTTGGCGCTGGCACGCTCGCGCAAGCTCTCGCGAGAGATCGTCACGATCTTGAACGACACCGAGCCGAAGCTGGCGGCCATGATCCGCAATTCGACGACGGGCCTCGTCACGCGCGCGGACATTCGCGAAATGGAAGAGCTGATCACGGACGTGCGCAACCTGCGCGCGATAGCGTGGCGCCGCATCGAGACGCTACTGACCCGCGAGCTGGAGCGCTTCGCCAAGGCGCGGCCGCGGGAGCTGCGCAGCGCGATTCGCGAGATCTCGGATGATCGCATCACGATGCCGACCGAGGCCGCGCTGCTCGCCTTGCTTGGGCGGAAATTCGAGGGACGCACGCTGAGCGAGTGGATGAAGACGCAGGAGCGAAACGACGCTCAGCGCATCGCCGCGCAGATCCGCCTGGGCAGGATGCTCCGTGAGCCCCCGGAGCGCATCGCTCGTCGCGTGCTCGGAGAGGCGCGCGTGCGTGGGTCCAACGGTGCGACCGAGGCTGCGCGCAATCGCATGATCGAGCTGACCGGGCTCTCGCTCGTGTACGTGCTCAACGCCGCGCAGCGAGAATTCTTCGTAGCCAACGACGGCCTGTTCGATCGCGAGCTGTACGTGGCTGTGCTCGACGACCGCACCACGGTGATCTGCAGGAGCCTCAATGGGAAGGTCTTCGCCATCGGCGACGGACCCTACCCTCCCCTGCACTTCTGGTGTCGGTCTGTACGGATCGCGCTGCTCCGCGGCGTAGGCCCCCCGCTCTTCGAGGGCTTTGCCGCCTGGCTGGCCCTGCAGGACGAGGAAACCAGGGACGCCGTTCGGGACGCGACACGACGCTGAGCGTCAAGCGTTTGACGCTTTGGCCCTCTCGGTGCACCATCTTCGAATGGCACCGCTGGGCTTCTACTTCGCAATGGTGTTCGTGTGCAATCTCACGTTCAACACGTGCGACTATCACCAGAGCAAGACCGGCTTCTTGACGCGCGAGGACTGCTACAAAGAAGCCGTGATGCAGGCTCGGCGAGCGATCGAGGCGCTTAATTCGCAGGGTAGCTTCGAGGATAAGAACCACTACCAGTGGCACGTCTTCGGTATCTGCGACCTCAAACCAGGCCAACGCAAGCCCGCGTAGCATTTGCGCTGTACCGCGTCATGCGGTAGGCTCTGTTCACTCGCACCAACAGTTGTCCCCTCTGCATGGGCAAAAGCACGCTTGGGCGTGATAGGAGACGAAGCAATGGCCGATTCAATTCTCAAATCTGTTTACGACAACCAGGACGAAGTCCCCCAACAGTACGCCGACCTCTTCGAGGAACGTGGCGGAAAATTTTGTTTCAAGCGCATCGAAGGGCTTGCGACGCAGGCCGATGTCGAGCGCCTTCAGCGCTCAGTGAAAGCCGAGCGCGACGCGCACGGCGTGACCAAGCAGTCGTTGCAGCTCGTGTGTGGCGACCAGAAGCCGGAAGAGGTTCGCAGCATCCTCGACCAGGTGCCCGAGCTTCAGGCGAAGGTGTCTGCCGGCGGCAACAAGCTCGACGACAAGAAGATCGAGGATCTTCTGCATGCGCGCCTTCAGCAGAAGGTGGCGCCGTTGGAGCGTGAGAACGCGAAGCTCGTTGCACAGCTCGCCGAGCGCGACGCGCAGCTCCAGAGCTTCGCGCACGAGAAGGCGATCCGCACGATTCACGACAGCGTGCGCACGGTTGTGCGTGGCGGTCCCGAGGGCAAAGGCCCCAAGATCGTCGATTCCGCGGAAGAGGATGTCCTCTCGTTGGCCGAGCGCCACTTCGAGATCGTCGACGGGCGACTCCAGACCAAGGAAGGCACCCCCGTTCCGGCGGGTCTCGACGTCCCTGCGTGGTTTCAGGAGATCTCCTCCAAGAAGCCGCACTGGTTCGGCCCGACCCAGGGCAGCGGTGCCACCGGTGGGAAGGGCTTTGGCGGTTTCGCCAACAACCCCTTCACGAACGAGAGCTGGAACATGACCGAGCAGGCCAAGATCGTACGTACCGATCCGGCCAAGGCCGAGCAGATGGCGAAAGCTGCCGGCACCCGAGTCGGCGGCGCGCGCCCCGCGCCGCGCGGCAAGTAACGGCTCAAGGGGAGTGCTGCGGCGCCGGCTGTGGCACTCCCCTTGCGTTTTTCGAACCCCTCCAGTACCATTTTGCTTGACTCGCTTCTCGAAAGCGGGATGGGCACGTAGTCATGGGACGGACGGCTCTGGTACGTAAAACTACTTGAGCGGCATTTGCCGAAGGAGAACCTACCATGGCGACTGGAACCATGACACAGATCACGGACGTAATCGTTCCGGAGATCTTCACCCCCTACTCTCAACAGATCACCGAAGAGAAGTCCCGCATCGTTCAGAGCGGCGCGCTCGCGCGCGACGCGTTTCTGGACGACAAGCTGGCCGGCGGTGGCCTCACGTTCAACGTCCCCTCGTTCAAGGATCTCGCGAACGACGCGGAGCGCGTGAGTGACGAAGGCGCGCACATGTCGTACGTGACGGCTGGCGCGGACGACCCGGATCCGTCGAAGATCCAGACCTCGCAGGAGATCGCAGTCCGTCTCAGCCGTAACCAGAGCTGGTCGTCCACCGACCTCGCTGGTGAGCTGATCGGCGTCGATCCTCTCGCGGCCATCGCGGGACGCGTCGGTGCGTACTGGAGCCGTCGACTGCAGGCCGCGTTCATCGCGACGCTGACCGGCGTCTTCGCCGACAACGACGCGAACGACAGCGGTGACTACACCAACGACGTCAGCGGCGTTGGCTTCGTCGACGGCGTGACCAACTTCTCGTCCGAGGCGTTCCTCGACGCACTCGTCACGATGGGTGACTCGCAGGAGTCGCTGGGTCTCGTTCTCGTGCACTCGGTTGTCTACAACCGCATGCAGAAGAACAACCTGATCGACTTCATCCCCGATTCCG